TACCTATATTAGATTTCGTACCCCCAGTGGTGCCCAGATCATCATAAACGATACAACAGGCTTTATCTATCTCAACTCAGTTGATGGTAAGAACTGGATAAGCATGGATGCCAATGGTCGCATAGACATGTATGGTTATGGCGACATAAGCATACGCAGCCAAGGAAGCTTAAACTTTCGTGCTGACCAAGATGTTAATATCGAAGCAGGACAAAACATCAATATCAGGGCCAGGGGTACCACCGCCGTGACACCTGTTGTCAATCCTCAGGCCAACGTGCCGCAACCAACTCCCCCTGTGCCGGGCCCATCTGCAATGATAGGCGATGCCAATGCCGCAGCATTGGCACAGCGAATTCCTGGATCAACTCCTCTAGCACAGCCTGGCGCATCATCAAGCGATGCGTTACAGACCGTTCAGGATAGCAGTAGCGAAACATCAGGTATAGTAAATGGTGTGATAAGCGTAGGGTCGTCGGATACTGATCAGACACTGTTATTGGCCAACATCACGGCCATACGCTCAACATTATCCGCGTCAAATTATGTATGGATCCTGCCATATGATACTACCTCAGCAGCGACAATAAAAGCCTTTGCAACCACCAAAGGCGATCAATTACTTCCGCTCAGCAACTATCCATCAAATGATAATATCATACCTAGGGATTTCAATGTCGTAACAAATGATCTAACTCCATTGCTGAAACCTGCTAACCCCGATGGTTCGTCGCTCCAGCAGACTGGATCAACCGGTAACATTCCTACCTCCACCACGTCTACGCAACCGCAGAGCGGCTCAAATGTAATATCTACCTCCACGGTATCAACAGGCGGTAACGGTTCAGCCACCTGCGGAGCTCCTGCTCCGGTTCCTGCTACCCCGGCGTCTTCAATACCTGGCAGCACCGTACCGCCCGCTTCAACAACCGCCACCTCCACAGGCACCACACCGCCTGGGGTTACGGTTACAAGCGTGCTGGTTCCATTTCTTCAACAGGTTGAAGGCAAGGACAACAATGCATATTGGGATGCACAAAATCAACGTGTGTTGGTAAGCATAGGGTACGGTCACCAGATAAAAGACAATGAATATGCACAAGGATACATTGACACAGGAACTGCCGGTAGGGTTCCTGTAACACGCGCCAACAGCAGTGCTAATCCGCCGGGCAATGGCCGAATTACCGACGAGCAAGCATTGGCGTTGCTGAACATTGACGTTCAGGTGTACATTGCAGGCGCACATAGGCAACTTGGAGGGGCATGGGATATATTAGGCCCTTACCAGCAAGCTGCATTGTCCAGCGTTTACTACAATAGCCCTGCTACCTTGAAACGATTGGTCGGCCAAGGTATAACAAACAACATAACAAACAACGATTTGCAAGGCGCAGCCAATCTTATTGCTGCTGCCGGACCTGCAAGTGTTGCCAGCCGACGTGTAAAAGAATCCAATCTTTACATGCAACGCACCGATCTCCTTGGCTCGGGCGGTACCACCCCTGTACCAGGACAGCCGGCCGGCGGTGTTAACAACACCGTACCGGGCACCGGTGACAGCCAAAATGCTCCAGGTACGTTGGCCGAAGCAAATCCGAATATCAACAATGGTTTCATCAAAATACAAAGCACAAATAGCATGCATCTGCTGGCCAATCAGTACATGTTCCTAACATCCGGTGCGGACATGCACCGATTTGCAGGGGCAAACATGTTTGACACCGCCGGCACCAACTGGAACAGGGCAGCAGGCGGGTTTGTGCACGAAAGCGTCGGCCAGGATTACGCACTTGGAGCTTCCAGCGAAATAAACCTGTTTGCCACTAGGGTGGACATAAACGGTACTGCTCCTCCTTTAGCTGTGGCTGCTGTAGCTGCTCAAGGTCCTAATGATATCAACCAGCAGGATGGCATACTTGACACACTGGGCAATGTCATTCCGGTTTTGACGGATACCATAGTCTACCACCTACCTTATCACGAACCCTACGACGATCATGGTGGAAGGAATACATATGGCATACAGAACGCCACCACTTATAATACCAAGACCGGTTTGCGGGCCGGCGAGGTGATACAAAACAGCAACAAACCGCTCAATCTCATCGGTACGCCATTAGCAAACATGCCCGCCGGTGTATACACTGGTGCAGGTTACAACATACAAAACCAACCCGTGTATGCATATCAAGGGCCAATTGGCAATGCGGCCATACAACCTGCATCTACCCTACAGCTTTCACAATCAGGTTCTCAATTCATGATTGGATATGAAAACGGCAGCTACATTCCGATCGTTGTCGGTGAACCTCCTGTTACCCAGATAGGCTATGGCCATAACCTAACCCCCGTGGAAATCAGCACAGGACAGGTGATGATAAATGGAAGTTCCTACGCCTTAACAGCCCCGCTGAGCCAGCAACTAATTGGACAGTTGTTCCAACAAGACATGGTTGCTGTTCAAAACTGGATGCGGCCGGTGGTCAACGTGTCTGTTACACAAACACAATACGACATGTTGTGCAGCCTAGCTTTCAACATAGGTCAGACGAACTTTACCAATGCTCCAGTAATCAAGGAATTGGTGGCAGGAAACATACAAAACGTTCCAAACCTTTGGATGCAATGGACCATAAATGGGGCCGGAAATCTGGTACCGCAATTGGTGCAGCGCCGCCTGGCAGAGGCAACCAACTTTATGTTGGCTCCATTCCAGCAAACCATACCATCACAAAACACAACGGCAATCTCCAGCGGATTTTCCACATCTGGTACTGGTACGGTCATACCGATAACACCCAATCAATGATCATTCAAGATTTTCTTCCCATTCAGCAAGCTCGACCAGGGCTCGCTCATAGGTGATTGGTCAGGGGTTCCACTCGGGTTCGTTCGAACCTGTTTCGGGACAATAACAGTAAGATAACATGTATAGCTGGCCATCGCGATCCAGTATGACCATCCATGCGCAGCCGGAATAGTCGCTCCAGTAACCTCCCCAGATCGGCACGTACGACTGGTCATATCCAGGAAAAATGTCCTGCAAAAACTCATGCTGGTGTTCGTCTCGATGCGGATGCATGATCAATCAGGTCTCAGATTGCACATGGCCCAGAGATCAACCGGCACCTTTACCACTTCCTTGGGCCATAGTTTAACCTCGTGGCTGTGATCAATGCAGGAAACAACAAGCATGGGTATTTGCTTGCTGCTCCTACGTTTTTGCGTTTCTGAAATTTGTTCAATTCGTCCAATAGCCATTGGATATCCAACACCATCCAGCCGACAATGCACGGCATAGTATGCAAATACAACGGCATCGCCAACTTCAAGTTCTTGCCCTGTTGCGTCAATTAGATCAACCATGTATTATTTTCCTGCAATTTTGATATCTACCGTGTTTACAACGCGCCCATTATCAAGCACGGCATCCAACACCTGCCCTTTGCCAATCAGCATGTCGGCCATGTCTTCCTCAATCGTTCCCTCGGCTACTAGATTGTAAATGGTAACATTGTCAGCCTCCTGACCGATACGATGTATGCGATCCACGCACTGGCCGATCTCACCTGGTGTCCAAGGTAGTTGTATGAAAGCAACGGCCTTTGCAGAGGTAAGGGTTAGCCCAAAACCGCCGGCAGTGATGCCAATTATGATGATTTGTACCTTAGGATTATTTTGGAAGTCTAGCACTGCATCGGCACGAGCTTCATCTGATACACCGCCGTAAATAGCACCGACGGCTCCTTGATAGTCGGGATCCTTTTCAAGCTCAGATTTGATGGTGTCAATTACATGTCGATTGTGGGCAAACACAACCAGTTTTTCGCCTTCGTTGGTATAATCCTTGATCCATTCAACTGCGGATTCGAGCTTTGCATAGGCAGCAATCTCCCGCAACTTTTGAATGGCCACGATCGCATCGTTGCTTTTGGCAACGTTGCCTCCCATCCGCACGATGGCCTCCATACCGGCCTGCCAGTTCACACCATTGAACGCAGCTTCAACCTTGTCGTATTCGCGACGATCAAATTCCAAGGGCAACGTCCGATATACCTTGGGAGGCAGATCCTTTAGCACGTCTGCCTTGATACGACGCAGCATGGCGTGCTTGTTCAACAATGCGTTCAGTTCACTTGTATTGCTAGCACCCGAGAAATCCCAACCAGCAAATGTTTTACGTGGGTTGCAATAACGGAAGCCAAATCGCATCCAGGTACTGAATTCAGGTACCCAAGGAGCCACGGTCTGCACAGATGTCCAAAGTTCCTTGGGGCGATTTACCAGAGGTGTGCCGCTCATGAGGACAACACGGCCAATGCCTCTTCCAAATGTTTTGCGCTCTCTCTTACCACCTTTAAGTTTAACATCGTAGGCTCCTACTGCCAGTCGCTGCATGGCCTGCGTACGTTTGGCCTCCGGATTTTTGATCTTATGGCTTTCGTCCACGGCCATAAACTTAATATTAAGTGATTCAATTTCTTCGCAATTTGCGCCCAGGACATCATAGTTTACGATGTAGATATCACACCCAGGCGTTGGATTTTTGCTGTAAATCACATTGGGATTGCGAATGGCCCGTTTGGAGATCTGGCGTTTGCTGTAATTTTTACCAACGATATTGATCTGATATCGTTGCCCAGTCATGGCAATGATTTCATTTCGCCAGTTTAGTTTTAGGGTATTTGGCACCACAATAAGGGCCGGAATCATGTTGCATTTGTGGATATAGGCCATTACCTGCACGGTTTTACCGGTGCCAGGTTCATCTGCCAGCAAACCGCAACCGTCCTGCTTTTCAAGCCAGGCGACACCCTCGCTCTGGAAGTCCTTGAGGGTAAAGGCAAACCCGGGAATGGTTGTTACCGGAGGAATGCTGTCAAGTATGTCCGCAATACCAGCATCAATGTTGAGACCATGTTTGACAGCCAAGCGTTTGATCTTTCGGGCGTTTTCCACGGTTGCAGGAACTGACAACATGATATGCTCCTCGTTTACCAACGCATAATAGCATAAACAAGCGCAACGTCAACCAAATTTTTACGAAATGCGGAATCGAATATAATCAACTATCGCATTGGCCATGTCTTGATTGCAGTATTTTTCAAAGCCCGCAAAACCTGGTGCGCTGTTGGCCTCACATACCTTGAATCCATCGGTGTCAAAAAGCAAATCAACCCCCGCTATGTCAAGATCCAATATGCGTGCTGTTTCCCTGGCAATGAATTCAATTTCAGGTGTGATATCATAAGGTTCACCTGTTCCGCCATTTGATATATTTGCCCTGAAATCGTTGGCAGATGTTCTCTGCATGGCACCAATTACCTTACCGCCAACTACCCAAACCCTTAAATCAGTTCCAACCTTGTGTCCGATATATTCCTGTATTATAAGGCTTTTGTTGGTGCTGAGACTATTGATCAATTCCATCAGCTCGGCAAAGCTGCTGCGATCCCTACACAGATATACACCCTTACCATGGCTGCCGGTGATGACCTTAACCACACACGGCCAACCAATTTCATTGTCAACCAGCTGCTCATTAATGGGCCACCTTACCAACATGGTTTTGGGTATTGGTATGCCGTGTTTGGCCAGTAATTGGCTGGTTTCAAGCTTGTCTTTGACACGATTTATGCTGACGCTGCTGTTAATAACAGGTATACCTAAATTTTCCAGCTGTCGCATAGCAGCAAGAGCAAAATAGTTAGAACCACTGCCGGTTCTAACCAAAACAGCATCTGGTAAATTAGCCGCTTCATTTACAAACCATATATTTGCCAAATCCCGCTTGTTAACAATTAAATCCAGCATGTCAGGATGCACCAGTAAAGGATCTATTCCTTGCTGGATAAAGGAGTCAACCAATCGTTGGTTTTCATACTCTTCTATGGTTTTTTTGCTCAATATCCATACATTTGACATGCAGGTATTTAGCAATTTGTATCTTTCAATTCAATGTGACATGGGTCATTGTAGAATCAAATTCATCATCATCAATCAAATTGTTTATCACCATTTCCACGAATTCCGGCCATAGGCCCGTGC